AGGTTGTAGTCGCCGTCGGGGATCGCCCGGCCGCCGGACGACAGCGCCGACACTGCGATCAGCTCGGAGTCGTTCAGGCGCAGGACCCAGGGCGTGTACCCGGCCGCGGGGCGGGCGGGCCAGTCGAAGTAGCGGGTTGCTGTGATCGGGGCGAAGGTGCGGTGCATGAGCCCGTCGATCCGGCGGGAGGCGTCTTCCAACGCGCGGTCGATCCTGGCGTTGGAACGGGCCGTCTCCTTGACGTCCAGCTCGGTCTTAATCTCCTCGCGGGTGGCGTACCAAATACCGTCCTGCGGCACGCTCGTGTTGGCGCTGGTGGCCGCGGCGAGGACGGTGATGGTTTCCGTCGCCGTCACCGGGCTGCCGGACTTCAGGCCGGACCAGGTGGCCAGGTACAGGCCTGCGGTGAGGCTGGAGGCGGGCGTCCAGGCGTAGCCGTAAGAGCCCGTGGCGGGGTGGGTGACGCCGGAGGTGGTGGCGGCGAGCGCCGTCGCCCCGCTGGCCACGGAGGTGATGCCGATCGTGGGTGTGGCGTCGAGGTCGGTGAGGCTGCCGCCGGAGAAGTCGTACCACTGCGACAGGAGCGTGACCGACTGGCCTGCGATGACTTCGCTCATACCGTGTACCACCCCCACGCGCTGCCGTTGTAGAGGGCCTGCACGCGCAGGACGCCGCCAGCCGCAACCGTGGCCGTCGAGGCGGCGGTGGAGGCGGTGTAAATGGTCTGGGCGCCGGTCGAGGCCACCGTCAGCGTGTTGCTGCCGACGTTCCGCAGGACGTACTCGACCGGGTTGTAGTCGGCGGCCGGTAGCGTCGCGGTGAACGCGCCGCCAGCAGTGGTGTCACAGACCAGCGTGCGGTCGATCGGCGAGCAGGTGAACGATGCCGTCTTGCGCTTGATGGCGCGCGGGACCTGGCCGTCGACCAGCTCGATCCCGGTCGGGTACTGGGTGCTGACCCCGGTCTCGGTGAACAGCCCGGTGAGGACGATCCGGCCGAGCGCCCCGTTCACCGCGCTGCTGGAGCTGCCCGCGATGTTCGGCGTGCCGGACTCGGTGCTGATGTTGGCGTAGATCGTCGGCCCGACCCCCTGGGAGCCGACGCCCATGATGTACAGCTCATGCGTGCACGCCTCGATCGAGGCGGAGATCACGTGCATCGAGTGGACTGAGCCGACCGACCCCGCGTAAGAGCCGACGACGACCAGCCCGGCCCAGGAGTACAGGGCCATGTACCGGTCGATCATCGCATGTTCGGTGAGGAACAGGGCGTAGGTGTAGCCGCCCCCACAGCTGATGTTCTTCGCCACGACGTGGTCGTTGTTGCCCGGCGCCGGCAAGAGGCACCCCGCGGACAGGCCCGCTCCGAACGTGCCAGGCGAGGCGTAGTCGTTGCCGGTGACGACGCCCGCTGTGCCGTAGCCGAAGTTCTCGACGTGCGCGTTGGCGACACCCCACAGGCTCAGGGCGCCGTAGGTGATGCCGTAGGCGGAGTGCGTTGTCAGGATCGTCAAGTTCTTGACGACCGCCTGCATGTTGGAGAAGACCGCGCCGCCGCTGGTCTTCCCGTACCCGGAACCCTCGTTCGGGCCGCAGATCACGGCCGGGTTGCCGTGCGCGTTGATGTCGGTGGTCTGCGCGGTCGTCGACGAGTACACCCCGAGGCTGATCAGACAGGACCCGGAGAATTGGGGTGAGGTCTGCTGCCAGTGCCGGACGGCTGCTGCGCCATCGGTCTCGCCCCGGAACTCCAAGATCTTCTTGTTGCCAGCGACCGCGTAGGGCCCGAACACGATCTGCCCGTTGCCGCTCTTGGACGTGTTCAGCGCTCCGGCGACGATGTACGGCTTGGGCGGGAAGTACACCTGGGCGTAGGTGTGGGTGCCGAGGTAGGCCTCGGCGGCGTTCACGGCGCTTTGGATCGCTGCGGTGTCGTCGGTGCCCCAGATGACGACCGCCCCGGAGACCGCGCCGCCGGACGCGTTGGCCGCAGTGAGGGTGACCTGGGTCGCGGACTGCCGGGATGCGATCGTCGTCACCAGCGTGGTGACGCCCGTCGGCCCGGCGCCCTTGACGGAGATGGCCTTGCCGACGTCGCTGGCCTGGAAGTTCGCGGTCGCGCTGGTCAGAACTGCCGACCCTGAGGCCATGGCGCCGTCGGTGACGACCTGGCCGTCCCCCTTCGCCCCGTAGGCCGACGCGGTCACGTCGAACACCCACGGCGTTGCCGCCGCAGCCTTCGAGTCGACGTAGGCCTTCGGGGCGGCGGAGAGGTCCGTGTCCGGAGTGGAGTCGTTCAGCACGAGGTCGCCGGTCATGGTGTCGCCGGACTTGGATACCTTGCGGGTGTCGCCGGTCGTGGACACGTAGCCGGTTGCCGTCATGCTCTCCTCCTCTCCGGATCGATCTGTCAGGGGTTGATGCGGTCAGTCAGCCGAGTGGTCCCCAGCCGTCTTCCGGCCACCGGTAGCCGTCCGACGGGCAGAAGAGTCCCCCTCCGCGCGGTTTCGGCCGGAGCGGCTCCCCGTCGAACGGGCAGGAGACTGGCCCTGCTTGCCGCTCGGCTCGCTGCTCGGCTGCTGCGTCTCGGATGATGTCGAGGAGCTCGTACCAGCTGATACGTCCTCACCCGCCTTCAGCTCGTCGGCGATCGCGTCGGACGCGCCGCCGTGCACCGTCACCTTCGCCATGTCCGTCTCCTCCTCCGGGGGCAGGGGTCGCTCGTCGACTCGGATCGTGGATCCGCACTGCGGGCACTTCGGCAGGCCGACCGCGTAGTCCGCAGTGCACTCCGCACACGTCCACACAGCCATCAGGCGCCCGTCGCCGGGAGGTTCGCCGGGGCGCGCTGCGCCAGCAGATCGCGAGTGATCGCGGTAACGGCGCCCGCACCCGTCGACGTGAGCTTCACGTACTTGTAGCCGTCCGACAGCGACGTGCCCTCGACCGAGACAACCATCGCGTTCTGCGTGGCCGCAGCCGCAGTCACCACGGTGGCCGCCGCGGTCTGCGTCCTGCGGGTCCAGGCGTCCGAGCCGTTGCCGGTGTTCGTCCAGTACTCGGTGATGTTCACCAGGTTCTGCGCGCCCGTACCGGCGTTGTCCTTGGCCTCCTGCAGCGTGTACGTGTCACCGACCGCACCCGCCAGGTAGCAGGAGAAGTCGACGCCAGCAGCCGCGCCCTTCAGCGCGATCCACACGCCGTCCGCGGCAGGGGTGGTGTTGAAGATTCGGCCGAGGCCCTTCTGAGACATCGGGTTTCCTTTCGTCTGGTGAGCGGGTCCGGGGCGACACTGCCGGCCCGGTGGAAGCCGGCCGCGGGGTGTTAATGCCGCGGCCGGCCAAGGGGGGTTAGAGGAGCTCGACGAACGGCGACAGGGTGCTGCTGCTGCCGTTCTGCGGGGTGATCGCGGACTGCAGCCACGGCCGTCCGTCCACCCGCTGGATGATCCGGAACGTCGTCTTGTCGTTGCCGAAGTTGTAGTCCGTGCTGCTGTCGGCGCTCATGACCTGACGGTCACCCACCAGGTAGTACGACAGGTCGACGAACGCGAGGTCGCCGCGGGAGCCGAGCGCGGCACCCTTCTCGCTGATGATCAGCGGGCGGCCGAAGATGCTCATCGGCGCCGGACCGGCCGCGTTCACGACGAACACGCTGTTGCCGCCGGTGCCGACGGTGAGGGACATCTGCAGCAGCTGCGGCAGCGCGTCCGGGGAGCACATCCACACCGCGTTCGACAGGGACGACGGCAGCATCCGCGCGTACATGGCGACGACGTCCGGGTAGGTGATCTTCCCGGCGCCGCCGGAGCGGGACACGGTGACCGCGGCCGGGTTACCGGCGCCGCGGAAGCCGAGGGGCTCGCCGGTGCCGGTGCCGGACTGGAACGCGTTGTCCTCGGAGAAGGCCAGCGCGGACGGCCACAGCGTCTCGATCAGCGCGGAGAAGGAGACGATGGAGTCCTGGAGCAGCTCGTTCGGGACGGCGGACAGGCCGGTGAGCTTCTTCGCGTCGAGGACGACGCGGCCGAACCGCGGGTTGGAGTCCTGGAGGGCGGCGCCTTCCTCACCCCAGTAGGCGATCATGCCGCCGTACACGGAGCCCTGGTTCGTGGTGGAGTCGATCATCGGGAACGGGACCCGAGCCGAATCCATCGGCACCACGGTGGCCAGCGGCCGGACGACCGCCTTTTCCAGCGCGATCGACATCAGCGTCGACCGCAGCGTCTCCGGGACCAGGAAGCCACCGTCCGCCGGGGAGACCGAACCGGCGGCGTTGCGGAGCGCGTCCAGCTTGGTGTGCGCCTCGGGGCTCTTGTTCAGGTGCCAGATGCTCTTGACGTAGTCGATCGAGTTGTCGAAGTGCTTGTCCACCGCCGCGCCCGGCGCGGCAGCGTTGTACGCGGTGCCCTGACGGTGCGACGTCAGCATGCCCGCCGACCGCTTGGCCTGCGGGTCGAGGTCGAGACGCTTGATCGCAGTGGCGGCGTCCTTGTTGGACACGTCGGCGCCGTGCTCGCGGAGCATCGCGGCGAACTGCCGCTGGGTCTCCTCGGCGATCTGCCGGTTCAGGTCGGTGCCGTCGCCCTGCTGCCGGTTGGCGTACTCGGTGATGAAGTTCGTCAGGTCCTCGGGGGAGGCGACGACGTCCTTCGCCTTGGCCGGGTCGCTGAGCATTTCCGCCAGCTCGGCGGCGTTGCTCGGGATGGTGGGTGTTGCCACTGCTGCCTCCTTCAGGCTGCTTCCGTCGCCGAGCGGGCCGCCGACGTGCTGTTGATGAGATGGGCCACGGCTGCGGCCCACGGGTCAGGTTCGGGCTGGGTGAGGTGCGCGGTCAGAGCCGCCCACTCGTTGACGGGTTCGGCGGCAGGCTCCTCGGGTTCCGGCTCGACGGCCGGCTCCGGGGCGGGTTCGGCGGGCGTGGCCTCGGCGACGGGCTCGACTGCGGCCGTGTCCTCCACGGGCGGGGCCGTGGGCTCGTCACGCCGGGCAACGGCCTTGCGGAGTGTCGCGAGGATCTCCTCGTCGATGGTGTCGCCGACGTTGAAGGTCAGGGTGACCGTGGTCGGCTCGTCCTCGGTCTTCGGCTGCTCTGCGCGGGGGCCGGTGTAGCCGTAGGCGGCGAGGTCGTAGGCGCGGTGCATGTCCGGCTCGGCCTCGTCAGGCTCGGCCGGAGTGCCAGCCTTCGGCGAGGTGGTCGCCTCATCCGCGAGCCCTGCCGTGACGGCGTCTTCGGGGAGGTACCAGGTTTCGGCGCGCATGAGGGCGCGCCAGTCGTCGCGGGTACCGCCCGCCCGCGCCGCGTAAGCATCCGCGATGTTGTCGGAGATCAGGTCGAGGAGTTCGGCCATCTCCTGCATGTCGGCTGCGTCGCCCATGCACAGGCCACTGGCGTCGTGGATCATGAGCATGGTGTTCGGGGCCATCTCGATCCGGTCCCCCGCCATGGCGATGACGGAAGCGATCGAGGCGGCGATCCCGTCGACCTGCACGGTGACGTTCGCCGGATGCGAGCGGAGCGCGTTGGCGATGGCGATGCCCTCGAACACCGACCCGCCCGGCGAGTTGATTCGCACCCGCAGATTCGGAGCCGTCACCCCACGCAGGTCCGCGATGAACTCGTCGGCGGTCGCGCCGAGCCATCCGCCGACCTCGTCGTACAGCATCACCTCGGCCTCATCCGACGACGCGGCGTTCGTGATCCGGTACCAGGACCGGGCCTCGACGCCGTGCTGCGCGCGGAACTTCTCGGCCTGCTCGCGCTGACTGGCCATGAAGGAGGCCGCCTTACCAGGCAGCTGAATGTTCATGAGCCCTCTCCCTTACGGCCTCGCTTCACGACCTTGCAGCGACACGCGTTGCCGTACTGCGCACCGATGCAGTTCACGTAGCCGGAGCCGCCCGGATAGTCCTCGTAGGCCTGCTGCCGGTTCTTGTACGTCTTGCCGTTGTTGTCCCGACACGGCTGACAGGTGTTGTCGTCATCGACCGCAACCGCAACCCACCGCTGCGCCGCCTCAATGTCCTCACCGAGCAGGCCAGCCACCGCGTCATCCCACGTGTTCGACGGTTCAGCAGCGGGTGCTGCTCCGTGGCCGGGTACGAGCGACTGCCAGCCCTCGGGGAGTTGAAAGCCGAGCATCGGCAGGATCAGCGGGCCCAGACTCGGGGCGCCGCGCACGATCCGCGACAACAGGTCACGGTCCGCATCGAACGGCAGCTCTGGCAGACCGACAGCCTGCGCGACGGCCTGCGGGTCGTAGCCCGCGGCAGCCAGGGACTGCGCCGCATTCGACATAGCAGTCAGTCGGGCGATCTCCTGGTCTGGATCCTCGGGGACGGGGTTGCAGTAGTCGAACTCCAGGCCCTGCGTGGTCGCACCGAAGAGCGGCAATAGTTCGTGGTTGAGCGCAGCTTTGATGCGTTCCAGGCGGGGAACGGTCTGCTGCTCCGCAAACCATGCCTTCGCGGCCAGGGCGGAGGCGCGGTTGATGTCCTCGAAGTCACCGATCGCGGTCTTCGAGATGCCGTAGGCCTCACGGATCGCGTCGCGAGTGGCGCCGCGCAGCTCCACGAACTGCATGTCCCGCTGGCTGATAGTGCGGTCAACCCACTTGCCGTGCTCCAGGATCGCCACCCTGTGCGCGTTCCCGACGCCCCGGTGCTGCTCGTTCCACCGGTCCCGCAGCTCATCGAACTCGGTGTCCGACAGCACGTTCGGGACCTCGATGATGCCGCCTGGCTCAGCCGAGTTCAGGAAGAACGCCCGCGACCACTCCGCCGCATACCGGGACGTGTCCAGGTCCGGCAGGATCGACAGCACCGGAGACAGACCCCGGTACGGGTCGAGGGGGTTCGGCCGGCGCAGCTGGATGACCTCGTTGATTTCCAGTGGGATCTGCTCGCCGTCCGGGCTGGTGTAGACGTAGCCCTTCAGGAACTTGTCGCGGTCCGGGACGGGCTGCATTCGGTCGGGGCGGACGGGCCACATTTCCAGCGGCATCTTGACGCCCTTGGCGCTGGAGATGACCCACCAGGCTTCGCCGGTGAGGTCGTGGTGCTGCTGGAACGTCTCGACGAACTCTTGCCGCGGCA